ACCACTTGGGAGAAATGATCAGCTTTCTGGTCATTTCCTGCTGGATTCCAACCATGATTGTTCTTAATTTCGTACTGATAAAGTTGTTCCATTCTTTTTGGTTGTACGTTCCGACGCCAAGAACAAATGAAGGAACTCCAATAATTGAAGCGACCGTCTGCGTATCCAGCTTAACAGAATCGTTAAGTGCAATATCTGACAGGCTGAGCGGCCTTACCTCTTGTACGTCAATTGCGTTGGCTGGAATTACCCAAGGCTTTCCATCTGCCGAATTTCCCATGAACTCATCAATCAACTTATCTCTGCCGTCCTTATGAGTAAATCCCTCTACTAATCCATCCGCTTTAATGATCAATGATGGTTTCGGGCTTTCCATGAATGCCTTCTCGGTTGCTGAAGCCTGTCGCAAATTCTGTGCAAGATCTTTGAGGACCACCTGCATCCCAGTACCTTTCCATGGATAATCCTGATCTGGATTGTAAACAAAATGAAGCACATCATCTGGGCTGTAAGGTGTGCCATCAATCATTACCGTATAATCATATCCAGTCGAATCCTGAATAAGCTGAAACCTGCTTGCAGGTATTGGCTGAAGATCCTCAATGATTCCGTCTGTGGTTTTCACTTTGACAATGGCATTGCCTTTTCCGTAAAGGAACATTTGCATCATGATAAATTCCATCCATGACGATCTCGTCATTCTTTTACTTGGGTTAATGTCAATTTTTCTGCTCAGCTCGTTGTTTATCCGTATGTCACCATTTGCTGTGTTTTCCATTAAGTGGATTGTTACCGATCCAATCAGCTCAGCAATCCTACGGTAACCGGCAACGATAGCAGGAACACGGTCAAGCCTTGTGTACCCCTTAACTGTCAACATGTCGTATGCATCCTGCGTTAGCAAAAAGCCAACACCATTATTGGCTGGATCATATGCGGGCAATGTTGTGGATCTTCTATTTCTACTTCTTTTTTTGCTCATTTAAGTTCTCCCCACCAGTTTTCAGCTTTCTTGGTGTTTTCTAAGTTGTTCAAATACCGAACGCAAGCGAATACAGATGCATCAAAAAGATCAATCCTCTGTGTTGGACTGATCTTCTCAAATTGCACCATATCATCTGTTTTTTCTACCGCGTGAACATTACTAACGCAGTATTCGTACGCTTCTGAATGGCAGTAATATAACTTTCCATCCTTGGCCGCTTTTTCTATGTGCCTAAATCCCTCAGATTTAACATAGAAATACTGTGGCTGGTCTATGACGTTAAATCCTGCGGCCTTTGCCGCCATGACATACTCACGTGCAAACTTCCTATCATGGCCTATCTGCATGATTTTAAATCCCATACTGCGCATATCTTTAAACCACTGGACTACATCATCAACGTTGACTGTCGGACTATTACACATAGTTAGAAGCCCATCATCTGCCCAACCAAATAGCGGTATATTATCCTCTTCGGCTTTTCGTACTGCCTGAACAACCGGAAAGAATGCATGCGAGATAACAATATCAACGTCATCTTTTTCATAATGCCCGTACAGTGTTGCCGCCGTAAGATCATACATTCTTGACAGGTCAACTCCTCCGAACCACTTGATCGGTAAGTGTGCAAGATCTTCAAGCGACCAGTCATATTTCATATCAGATTTTTTAAATTCGCTTAAGTTAAACCATGCTTTCATGCTATTCGTATAAACATTCATAGACCGGCTTAGAAAATCTTTCCTTTGCTGCGGATCATTCTGCGCCTGGATTGCGTCATCCATGATGTCCTCTGGCCTGATTGTTACCCCATATGATGGATTCGCTTTTTCTTGTTGTTCTTTGCTTGTATAATCAACGTTTCCTTTTTCATCCTTGTCTGCTTCAGACAGGAATACGAACAACTGATCATCATCAACCGTTCCATCAAGCACTTTTTCTGAATATTCTTTTCGCTGATATCCGAATGAATTGACGTTATCTCCTGCAGTCGTAATGCCAATCATAAGTTTATTCGAGTAGGCTTTCATCGCTTCCTTGAAACGGTTATACTGCGCTGGCTTTTTAAAAGCATGAACTTCATCTGCAATAGCAATGTTGCAGTTGAACGAATCCTGTGCATCTGGATTTGATGCAAGCGCATCAATTTTTACAGTCCCATTTGTTCTGCCTTCACTGTCATAGAAACTCAGCGAAATATTGTGCTCATTGTTATTGTTATGCTCAATGTAGCCATCTTCTTGATCAAAACCACGATAATGCGATGTGTAAAGAATATCGTCAAACGATTCTTTTGCTTGCTTCAGGGAAGCCGCGACAATGTAAATCTGTGTTCCTGAAGCACGTTCCAATATTCCAAGGCCTAGTGCAAGAGCAGCGATAAATAACGTCTTACCGTTTTTTCTCGGAATGTAAATGAATGCTTCATGGTACCGCCTTAGTGCCGTGTCTTTTTTAAACCATCCAATCAAATTGTAAACAACAAATTTTTGCCAAGGCTGTAACAATAGCGGCGTGTTTTTCAATGGCGTACCATCTAATTTTTCGCCCTTTTGATGCACAAACAATTTCTGAATAATGTTTATCACAAAATCTGGATCATGAGTTTTGAGCTCAATATCTTTTCTTTTGAGATCATTCAAAAACCGGCGGCATTCTCTAACATTGCCACCGGCCTTTATCTTTCCTGCAACTACATCTTTCGCATACTGTATTACTTCACATTTGTAAGATTCAGATTTCACTCAGTGCCTCTGCCAGTGCAGATTTTTTCTGTGTTTTCAATGCGTCCTTGCTAATGTTCTTCAACCCAGCAGGAGTAAGTCCCAGATCGCGCCAGTATGCAAGCGCTGTTTTAGTTAGATCATCGACGATGGTAAGCGCTGGGTTTTTAGTAACGTTCGTATGATCCGCCTTGTTTGTGTGCTCAACAACCGTCTGCCCTCCGCCGTTTCTGTATTGCTTCATCGCATCATCCCTCATTTCTAGGATCTCCGCAAGCTGGGATATTGGAATATCGAAAAATGGTCGATATGTGCCGGCTTCTACACATGATTCTGTGATTTTTTTCTGCCATGACTTTTTCTTCATTTTCCGCTATTCTCCTTTCTTTTTAGATTATTTCCCATCCGTTCAATGTCGGTCGCCCCTGTTTTCCTGACTGCTTAGAGGGGGATAGGGTGACCCAGCGCAGTGAGGATTTTCTTTTTTCTTGGGAAATAATGTGGGGGGCTTACGTGCTGCCTAACCGCTTTTCTATTTCTCGCATGTCCATTCCCCTTTTCCTGGCCGTTCGTTTCAGCAGGTCCATGCCATCATCTGTTAGCTCTTTTGTAGTTCGATCATGCAGTTCATTGTGCATTGATCTGCTTAGACTAATTAGATTCCATGGTTCCCATTCAAACTCCGGAAAGTTTTCTCGCGGAAAAATGTGATGGACAATCTCCGCTGGCTTTGGAAATAAAGATCTCCGTTTTGAAAGCTGGCACACATATCCATCACGTTGAAGTATCTGGCTGCGCAATTTACGCCACCGCTTGCTGTCGTAGAACGGATCATGCTCTTTGCTCATAAGTTGTTCCTGATATAACGCTTGTTCCATTCACGGTAATCCTTGCACCGGCCGTGCGCTGGGCAGTCGTCCTTGCTAGGGCAGTCTGCGCATGGACACGTGCTCTGCTTGTTTGTGCCTTGCCTTTAGTCCCTGCCATGCATCTTCCTCACGGGGGATAGGTATTTTCTTCTCCATGCACGGTACTGATGGCATTCGTCAGACTGAGTGCAGCGGTCTCTCGCATCTCCACATCTAGTACATGGACTTATCTTAAATAAATCGCTTATCTTTTGTTCATTCTTCTCTTCCACTTCTTTATATCCTCGCAATAAAATTCATCTTCTATATCACATTGATCATGATGGCAATGTTTGCATGGCTTTGACTGAAGGTCCTCAATTCTCTTCATTTCTCTTTTGAACCGTTTATGATCAGTCAGATCATGTTCTTTATCGATAGAGTCATCATTATCCATGTCATTTTCTTTCTAGAGAGCCATGCAATAAATAAGGAGGTATGAGTTTGGCTCTCAGCAAAATAAAAGCAGAGGCGTTTGCCATCTGCTCGTATTTCGATACTAACATAATAGCAGGTATGAACCGAACAAAACGAACAGGTTTATCTTTTTTCAAAATATCTCTTGATAATCATCCTGCAATTGTCACCTGTCATTCCGATGGTCATGTGGCGTGCCGTTTCATTCCATGTCAGCCCAAGCAGATAATGCCATCTAACTATTGAATGCACTTCATGATCATCTACCGTATCAATCCAGTGCTCGATTTCTTCTACTTTATCCCTCAGCATTTGTATCTTCATGTCAATCATTTCATCAATTCGTTCAATCTGATGGACAGCTCTTTCCGTCGGATTGCCTGGCGTCGTTGAATGCGATCCATTAGCTGCAGGAGACTGGATCGGATAATAGAATGACATCCTCTCCTGCTCCAATGATTCAATTTCATTTTTCAATGACTGATACTTCCTTAGATCATCAATCGTCATTTAATCTGACCATTTTTATATCCCTTTTCCCTCCCTCTGAACTTTTAACAGAATATGAGTTAAGTTAAAACTTTGATGCGTTGATTTTTGATCGATATATGTTTCTGTTGAGCTATAATTCAATATTTGTCGTTTTCAAGTTTTAACATAATCTACTATGTTAAAAGTTATTACTTGAAGCTATCAAATCCATACTCAATTCCCTGTCTTATCTTGGTCACTTCGTCCTCTTCCAGGCATATGTATCTTGCTGTTATGATTGGATCGCTGTGCTGCAGTACACGCATCACCTTGAATATGTCATGACAGTCATCGTATAGCCATCTGGCGAACGATTTGCGTAGGCTATATGCTCCTACGTTATATTGGATCCCAACTTCATCTGCCAGCTTTGTTATGAAGTACCAGGCCGCCACACGGCTCAATGGCTTGTTCTCACTTGTTGGGCTCTTTCTGAAGATGAATTCATCCCTTGAAAACTTCCATTTTGTAGAGAAGTCATTCAGCAATTTATACATATTGTCTTTCAGCTCGTAATTTTGCGTTTTACCGGTCTTATGTTCTTTGACGTAGAACTTACCGCCGGCATAGTTTCTAGGCGTCAGCTCGAGGATTGTGGACGTCCTGCAGCCGATATTAGCTCCGGTCATCATCATTACATAGTTGCGTTCCCATCTGTATTCAGTATTGGATCCCTTTACTGCCTTCTGCTGGTGGACCAGACATGCACGCTGCATCTTCTCAAAGTCGGGCTTTGTAAAATACCACATTGTCTGCTTTCCTAGCTTAGTGCTGGTCTTGCGCTGATAGTCATCATTTGGATTGTCCATCTTCTTCGGCATACCCTTTGGTACTATTTTCGTC